ATTATGCTTATTTGTGCTATTTATGGATTTAGGCACAAAAAAGATTTGACTAAAAGAATGACCACAGATGTTATTCTTTTCATTCCCCGCAAAGCTGGTAAATCAACACTCACTTCAATTATTGCTTTATACGAACTTACTTATGGCGAAGCTGGCGCCGAAGTATTTACTTTAGCCACAAATAGAGAACAGGCCACTATTGTATTTGACGCAGCAAAAGGTATGGTTGAATCTATGCCATCATCAGCACAAAGCTGGTTCATAAATAGCAAATATCAATTATCTAAAAAAGGCGACAGCCAATCTATGTTTCGCGCTTTATCTAGGGACAATAAAAAATCAGGCGATGGTAAAAATGCAAGCTGCGCAATCGTTGATGAGGCCGCTCAAATTATAGATAGAAATTCTATTGAAGTTGTATTTTCAGGTATGGTGGCTCGCAAAAACCCATTACGCATTTACATTACAACCGCAAGCTTTTCAAAAGACACAAAATTTTATGAAGATATGGCCATGTTTGAATCTATGCTTAAAAATGAAGCAGAGGACAATCCACATTGGTTTGGTTTGCTTTATGGACTTGATCCCGCTGACGATTGGCGAGATGAATCAACTTGGAAAAAATCTAATCCGATGCATGGCATTTCTATTTATCAACATGCCATTGAAGAAAGATGCGCACAGGCCAAACTCAAGCCCGCATCACTTAATGAATTTCTTTGCAAAACTTTAAATGTATTTGTCAGCGCAAATAGCGCTTGGATTGACAGAGATTATTGGGACAGGTCTATTGGTGAAAACAAACCCGAACCTGAAGAAGTGTTTATTGGGTTTGACTTGGCGGCCACTCGCGACCTTAACGCAGTTTGCACATTAAAAAGATATGCTGAACATGAGTATTTTGCAGAGTTTAAATTTTTCCTTCCCGAAGATGGCCTTGCATTGATTCCAACACATTACAGGCCAATATTTGATCAAGCTGTGAAATCTAAAATATTGCACATTACAGAAGGCAATGTTATGGATGACAGAGAGGTTTCAGAATATATTAAACAACAAGCGTCTATATACAACATTAAAGAAGTAGGATATGATGCTTACAACGCAGCTAGTTTAATTGCAAGATTACATGAAAATAGTATTCCTGTTAAAAAAGTAGGTCAAGGAATGGCCGTATTATCAAATCCATCTAAACATGTAGAAAAATTGATAATGCAAAATCAAATAAAACATGATGGCAATCCTTTTGTCGGTTGGCAATTAGGAAATTGCGAAGTTTATGAAGATGTTAATGGTAATATTAAAATTCGTAAAAACGAAGCAGACAAAAGCGCAAAGGTTGATGGTATAATAGCGCTTATTATTGCGATGCATTGCTCACTAGACCACCCATTGCTTTCTACTTCATTTGGATTCAGAAGTATTTAAAGGATAAACATGGCTATACTTGATATTTTCAAAACAAAACCCAATAAAAACGCGCAAGAAAGTAACACTCTTTTTGGTCAATCAACCCTCGGTAACAACATATTACAGTTAGGCAAGGGCAATAAAACTGTAGCAAATCAATTATTATATGTAACTACAAGCTCTGTAAATACTGCTGGCAGAACTGTGGATATGTCCACACTATCTCGCAATTCAACTGTTATGGCTTGTGTAGGTGCAAAAGCAAGGGCGTTATCTCAATTACCTATTAAGATAATGGCATATAAAGAAGATGGCACTACTGTTAATGCTATTACTGATCCAAATGTATCCACGCGTGATAAAGCAAAAGCAAAAGCAGTTTATTATTTACTAACCAATCCTAATAACTATCAATCACAATACGAATTTTGGTATCAATTTTCTATGTGGCTAGATTTAAGTGGCGAAACTTTTGTTGCATTGTGGCGTAAAGACCAAGAAAATAGCCAGCAAACTCCGTTGGAAATGTATCTTTTAGATAGCACTTTAATAACCGCTCAAATAACACCGACTAGATATCCGACTTATCGTTTATCTACTTCAACATACGGATATAGTAAAGACGATCCATTAGAATATTTCCAAGTTATTCATACTACAGAAGCGGCTTGGCAAGGTGTAGGCGGATTTAATAAAGGCATTTTAGCCGTTGAATTAGTATCTTTAGATCAAGACATTGATTTGTATAGCAATTTTATTATGCTTAATGGCGCAAAGCCTAGCGGAATGTTTGTTACAGACCAAGTTATCCCTGACGCTAAATTTAAAGAAATAGCGGCAAGATTAAAAGAAGCATGGACATCTTTAACAGGCTCTAAATCAACTGACTTATCAAAACCAGGCCAAGGAATGTTGCTAGATAACGGCATGAAATATATGCCATTAGAAATGCTTACGCTTCAAGATGCTGATGCTAGAGAATTAAAAACACAAACAATGAAACGAATTTGTGGTTTATTTGGCGTTCCACCTGCAATGATTGGAATTGGGGAAGGTAAATACAATAACACTCAAACTATGCTAGATGAATTTTACAAATCAACCATGTATCCAATGATTGTAAATATTCAGCAAAAATTAAAAACTCAATTATTTGCGGGCTATCCAAACCTTTGCGTTCAATTTGAAACAGAGCATTTTTTAAAAGGTGCGCCATTGGATCAAATGAATTATGCAGTAGCAGGTGTTAATGCTGGTATAATGACACCTAACGAAGCAAGAGAATATTTAGGCGAACAAAGTTTGCCTGATGCTGATAAATTAAAAGATACAAATAAACAACCTACTCCAATTAGCGGAACTTCCCCTCAAGATACGGGTGGCGGTGGTAATACTGCAAGCGTTGGCAAAACAGGTCAAGCGGGTAAAGCTTAATGACATTAAAAGAGTTGCTTGATAAATTAACCCAACAGGCTAAAAAGCGAAAACCGCACCCTGTTAAAACTAACGGAATGAAAGAAAAGGGAGTGCCAATAAATGACTGACATTAAATATTTTATGGAATCTAAAGTTGCTCTTGGCGTTTCTGCCGATGAAGCAATGGGAACAGGGGATATAGAAGCTACTGTTACAACATGGGGTGCGCGCGAGGGCGCAGACGGGCGCAAGTTTAATTATAAAGCTGAAGGGTTTATGGGATGGGCAGACGAATTTGCTAATTCAGGAAAACCACTTCCAATGTATTTTCAACATAATGACGAAAATTTGCCTGTAGGCGAATGGAATGCCTTTGAAATGACAGATACAGGCATGAGCGCTAAAGGTCGTATATTTACTAATACAACAGTTGGTAAAGACATATATACCATTATGAAAGAAAGTCCTAATTTAGTGGGCGGTGTTTCTGTAAGCGCTTATGCTGACGAATATTGTATGACAAATGAAGAAGGCGATATGATTGATCCAACTTCCGATGAAGAAGGATACTTTCAAATAACCAAAGGTGGTTTGCGCGAAGTATCTATAGTGATGCAACCAAACAATCTTGAAGCAAATATTTCAAAATTAGAATACTTCAGAGCCGATGGTTCTGCTGATCTAAAATTAATCGAGAAATCCTTGCGTGAAGCAGGGCTTTCAAGAAAAGATGCAACATCCGCATCTAGCAAGTTTAACGAAATCTTAAAGACGCGTGATGCGCTTCAAGAGGAAGTTATAACGCCGCCAAGTCAGAGTGAATCAGATGCGGATGACGAGAAGATGCTCGCCATGTTCGCAGAGCGAGAACTTCTAAAAATATTATCAACTCGTTTAAAAAAGGAATAATCATGTCAGAAAAAATCATGGAAAAATTAGACGCTATTGAAGCGGCTACTTTAGCAAAGGTTGAAGAAGTAACAACTACAACTGAAGCTAAAATTGCTGAAACAGTAGTATCTTTCGAAGAAAAGGTTGCCGCTCTTGAGGCTAAAGTTGCTTCAATTCAAGCTCCAACTATTGTTAAAACATACAAAACAATTTCGCAAGAAGTAAATCGTATGGTTAAAGGACAACTTGCTGAATTTGTAAAAGGCAACGGCAAAATTGAAAAAGAAATTAAACTTTGGGAAGATGGCGGTCAATATGACGCTTACATTAAAGAAGCTTCAACTTTAACTGCATCAGGCGCAGGTATTGGTGGTAGAACTCTTTATGATCCTGTATTTGCCGCATTGCGTTTACAAAATCCTTTGCGTGGTGTATCCCGTGCTGTTTCTACTGAAGCTTCTACATATCAGTTTAGAGCTAAAATTGGTAATGCTGGAGCAGGTTGGGGTTATGGCGTTGTTAATAACACAGGCGCTACAACTGAAGGAATGAATATTTGGCAATTAAACATGAAAGACTTAAATGTTCAATTCCCTATCAGAACTGCCGCATTAGATGACATTGATGGTCTTGAAAGCAATGTAGTTAGTGATATGTTAGCTGAATTTAGCCAACTTGAAGCTATCGGCATGATTTCAAATAACGATCAAGCTGGCGGTTCTGTAGCTGGCGGTTCAGATGGCTTACGCGGTCTTAATCAATATCCAGGCGTAAATGCTTCTTATACAGGCGGCTCAACTTCTACTTCGGCGTTTGGTAATAGTGGAACTGCATCATCTGATGGTTTACATGATCTAGCAACATACGATCAATTAACAACAAACGGAAATGCGTTAGCAAATAATGTTGTTTATCAAGACATTGTTAATCTTGTTTATGCACTACCACAGGCATATTGGACACCGACTGCTAGATTTATGATTAATCCTGTTATGCTTTCAGCAATTCGTGGATTAGTGGATGATCAAAAACGCCCAATTTATATTGACGGCTTATCAAGAACTGACGGAATTGTAGGACAGCTATTAGGTTTTGATGTTGTAGTAAACACCTATGTAGATGCACCTTCTAAATATTCAGGATCGCCTGGAACAGACGATTTGTTCCCAATGTATTTTGGTGATTGGCAAAAAGCTCATACTATTGTTGATCGTTTAAGTATGGTATTACGAAGATATGATCAAACGCTTCCAGGTTCTATTACTTTCTATGGCGAAAAACGATTAGCAACATCTATTGTTGATCCTTTTGCTTTAGTTCGTTACAGATCAACTGCAACTGCTGATCTATAGCATTAATGTAATTTGGGAAAAGGGCGGTTTTATCGCCGCCTTTTTTTCTTAACTAATTAGGAATACAAATGAATACATCTGAAAAAATTTTAAATGGCATTAAGCAGGCTTTAACTGAAGGCAAAGCCACAGTTAATTTTACTGAAAAAAATAAGACCAAAGATGTAGAAGAAGCATCAACGCTAACAGGATCAGGTTTAAATATTGGTGGTCAAGTTTATTTTGATGACGCTTTTGCCGCTTTAAGATATGCAAACCCTTTTAGAATGGGTAGTCGTCAAGTTATGTATAAAGGTAGTGCGGCGCAATTTGTAGCAAAAACAGGTAACGCGGCAAACTCAACAAATCCTTGGTTGTATGTTGTTACTGCAAATGCAGGCTCACCAAATATTGCTACAACTACTTGGCAAATGCCAACGAGAGTTATTACTGCTCAATTACCAATTAGAACTGCCGTTATGGATGACATTAATGGTATTGATTCAGCTCTTGTAAATGATTTAATGTTGGAATTTAGTCAATTAGAAGCGCAATCAATGGCAACTAATGATGATCAATCAGGATCATCAACAACTTCAACAGGCGGCACAAGTGGGTTAAGAGGTTTAACTACATACTTAACAAGTGCTTCTACTCCAGCTTATGGCTCTAGTGGAACTGCGATAACTGATGGTATTCATACAATATTAAAATCTGAATTTACTAAAACTCAAATAACTTATAATCAAATTGTAGATGCAGTTAATTTATTACCTTCACAATATTGGAGTGTTCCAGGTGTTGCTTGGCATTTACATCCATCTTTAATTGTTCAATTAAGACAATTAAAAGCATCAACAGGCGGTGCGCCAATGTTTCTTGAAGCAGGTGATGATGATGGCGGTGCTGTTGCTTATATGTTTGGATTCCCTGTTATACCTAATCCATATTTAACAACTGCGGGTTCAGCTTCTTTATCAGGCGTATTAGCTTGTTGGGAACATTTTTACACCATTGCGGATGCTGAAGAAATGACAATTCAACGCTTTGATCAAACTGCTCCAGGTTTTGTTACGCTATATGCTGAAAAGCGTTTAGCATCAACAATTCGCGATCCTTTTGCTGGAGTATTTTTAATAGGCTCTGCATAATGACTGATACTAATGGACAAATTCAAAATGGAGATATGCGTAATCCGTTCAACTATGACAAGTTTGAACAGATTAGCCGCGACTTAACAACAACATGGTTTACTCTTGATGAAATTGCTCAACAATTAAATTTAGGCACAGACGAATCTCAAGACGATTATTTATCAAGTCTTGATCTTGCGGTTCGTATGCAGATTGAAGATTATCTTGGAATGCCTATATTTTCTGTTTCTTATCGCTCTTATTATGGTTTAAATCAAAATTTTGCAAGTCCTGTAATGTTAGATTTGCCACAAGTTAATTATGTGGATTTTTTTAATTCAGGTGGCATAACAATTAACAATGTCAAATATTATAATAGTGATGATCCTGTTACTTTAACTACAATATCAAGTAGCAATTATTTTTATGATAAATCAGGCAACAAATTAATTTTAAATTCAGGCGTTCCTAATGATGTTAATACTTCTGTAACTTCGCCTATTCTTATTGAATATACAGTTAAGGCTAATGTTTTACAGGCGTATCCTAATATTAAACAAGCTGGTTTATTATTATTTACGCATCTTTATAACAACAGATCAGAAACAACATTAAGCAAATTGCAAAATATTCCTTATGGAGTGGATTGTTTATTAAGACCTTATAAACCATTGGTGATGTAAATGGCCATTACAAGATTTGAAACAGTAAAAGTTAATGACCTTACATTTTCAACAAATAGTTATGGCGAAAATGAAACTGTTATAACAGAAAAATTTACAAGCAGACCTTTGATTTCAGAAGTTAAAAATAGTTTAGCTATAACAGAAAAATACAGAGCATATAATAATTTAGTGCAAATGAAATTTAATTGGACACCATTTACAAAAGCTATAGTTTTAAATGAAAATTTATACTCTATAACTTATCAAGATAACGATTGGCGAATTATTGATTCACTTGAGGCTAATGATAAAATGAGTATAACTATATATTGCTATAGAAATGAACCGAATGTGGCTGTATAATGGCTAATCAGAATGATGTAAATCAATATGCACAAGCAATACAGGCACAGTTATCAAGTATAGCAACGCCTGTTCCTGTTTATGCAAGTTTTAACAGAAATTTTGCAACAGAACCAAAGTTTATAACTTGGCAATTAAGAGATGTTCACCAGCCTGTTTATACAGGCGTGGTGCAAAGTAACAAGGGTATAGATACACCTACTTTCCAAATAAGTGTTTTTACACAAGGAATGGCAGATGGGTTTGATATAGCCAATACGATATTACAAGCGTTACATGGTTACAATGGATTATTTGGGGGAGCAACTTATGGCTTCAATATATCCAAAGCAGATGTAGTGTTTCTATATAATGGATACGATAATGACATTGGGCTACATAATATATTTATGGATTGCACAATTTATATTCCATCATAAGATTTTTTAATTTTTTTAATGTGAGGAAATAATCATGGCACTTCCTAATAAAGTATTACCAGGGTTTAGCGCAACACTTTACGCGCAAGATGGCGCAACACCAACACCTTTAGATGCAACGGAATTAACCACTTGGGCTGATGTTAATGCAATTACTGATGTTGTTCCTGTTGAAGCAATTCCAGCGTTTGGTCAAGATGATGCAGTTGCATCTTTTGGCGTAGCAGGTAGTCGTCAATCAGACAAAATACCTACTCAAGCCGCACCAACATCAATGACAATTACAGCCGCATGGAATCCTACCGATCCTATGTTGCTATTAATGCGTGATGACGCTTATAACGGAACAATTGATAGAACTTTTGTGATTCAAGCTACAGACGGAACAAATTATGTTGCATACGCTTTCAATGGCAGAGTAGGTGAATTTAAAGTTGATCCTAGCCCTTCTGCTGAAGCTAAATGTATGTTTACAGTCCATCCTCGCGGCAATCAGTATGGTTGGTCTAACTCTTAATTAAAACAAGGAAAAGAAATGACAACACAAATTAAAACAAGTGATGATCTATTAAGTTATTTGGTATCCCAAGCTGGTTCAGGTCAAAAGAATTGGTTTGGGTTTGCCCAACAACGCCTTACAGGAAT